TTGTCAAGCGCATCTGCAGCAGTTTCGTGTAACTATGCAGACATTTCCTATTCCACTGCTACTGGTGGTACTCGTTGGTACGCCGGAAACAGCAGTATAGATTACGGAAACAACACTGGATGGATCTTTGCAGATGCACCATCGGGTAACATGATGATGTTTTTAAAAAGGAGATAGTAATGGAAGACAAGGCAATCAATTTGACATTGACTTTGAAGGAAGTGGACGCAATTCTGGTTTCGATCAGCAAGCGCCCTTTGGACGAAGTCATTGAGCTGTTCAACAAGGTTCGTGCGCAAACAATCGCTCAGATCACGCCTGCGCCTGTTGAAAACGAACCAGCGCCAGAGTAAACCATGAGCGAATCAGTGGAGACTAAATTGGCAGTTCACGAAGCGATTTGTGCCGAGAGGTACAACCGCATCGACGGTCAACTGACAACTGGCGACAAGCGCATGGCAAAGATCGAATACCTGCTTTATGCGGTGATCATTGTCGTGTTGTTGGGGCCAGGCGTTGGAGCCGAGTTCGTCAAGCACTTGTTTAGGTTCTGACGATGTGGACCCAATCAGCCTCCTTCTCATGGCGCAAAGTGCAGTCGGTGCTATTCGTGCCGGCTGCCAAATGCTTTCAGAAGGCAAAGCTGAAATTGGCAAGTTTAAAAAGCAAGTCGAAGGCGGCGTTGCAGACGCTAAGGCAATCTACAAAGAGGTTGTTGGCATCTGGGGCTGGCTCCAGTCTTTATTTGGTGCGCCTAAGAAACCTGAGCCAAGCGTTAAGCCTGCACTTCCTGCCGCCACCGAGCCAGCCAAACCATCCGCGAAAAAATCCAAAGCCGAACCAGAACCAGAGTTAAGTTACGAGGAATTTCAAGCGCGTGCGGTGCACGAAATTTGCGAGAACCTGAAGATCTACTTTGAAGCCATGAGGCACCTCAAAGCACACTGCCGAGAACTCGAAGAAGAAGCTCTGACGACAGAGCGAGTTGCCGATAGTGCGATTGACAGGATTGAAATGCAGTGGCAGATGTCACAGCTTTCAGCACAGTTGAAGCAAGCCATGATCTACGGTACTCCAACCGAACTTGGGCTTGGTGCGATGTACCAAGAATTTTTGGCAAAGTACGATGAGATTTTGGAAGAGCAAGAGGTTGCTCGGGAACTCAAAGCGAAGAGAGAACGGGACAACCGATGGCGACTAGAGCACCGCAACGAAATTCTGATCGCCAAGTTGACTTACGTAATAGCAGTGGCCGTGGGGATGCTGCAAGCGATTGGAATGTATTTCACTCTATGAGGGAATTTTGGTTTTGGGTCGCCATTGTCACGCTAATCATCTTCTGCATCGTGTTGCTGTCGTTCGTCATAATCCATACGGACAAGCAACTCAAAGAGGTGAAGGCGCTGGTCGTTCGTTTGGAAGAGAAGGAAAAGAAACGTGAAAAAACTCGCCGCGATCCTGTTGATCCTGAGTAGTCTGGCGGCGTGTGAAGACCGCTACCGCTACTTTTGCCAAGATCCACAAAACTTTGGAGCCAAGCGGTGCCAAAAGCCTGATTGCCTGTTCAGCCAAGACTGCCCAGAATACCTTGTCGCCCCCGTAATGGAGAAGAAAATTGAACCCACTCAATCCCCCGCGAGCTCTGTTCCAAACAACTGAAGAGCTGATCGCCTTCTGTGAGGTCATGGTGTGGGCCTTCGTGGTCTGCATGGTGATGCTCGTATTCGGTGGTTTGGTGTTCACCATGCTGTACTCGGTGACGTTTGTGCAGCAGCCTTTGAAGACCATGGCGCCCATCGACATGGCGTACACCAAGATGCTCAACGACATCGTGTTGCTCATGACGGGCTCCATCACCACGTTGATCGGCATGCGCGTGGCCAAGAAGGGCGCAGAGATGATTGCGCAGAAGGTGGCGCCCAAGCTGCTGGAGTACAACCCATCGCCCGTCATGACTCCCGCGGCAGCAGCTCCGGTAGTAACAGCTCCGGTAGCAGCCGCAGCTCCGGTAGCAACGGGAATGCCCGACTGGAACTTCATGGGCTACGTGAACCCACCGCTGGACGAGAACTGGACTCCACCACCACCTCCAACAACCCCAGCCGATCATCTGCACCCAGAACGCGAGGAAATCGCCCATGAACGAGCCGCAGCACAACGGGAGGGATCATGACCCCTATCACCCCTTGGGCGATCCTAGGGGCTATAGCTGTCGCTTTCAGTGCATATTTGTACGGCCACCATGCTGGCTATGTACAAAAGGAGACGGAGGACAGCCTAGAAATAGCTCGGTTGAACCGAGTCATGACGGAAAAAAAGGATGAACAAGATGCCAAAGATGCCAACACCAAGCAAGAGTTTGAAACTAAGTTGTCTGGGATTCTGTCTTCTCGCCCAAGGCTGTACGTCCCCATCGCCTCCAAGGGTGGATGTGCCGCCTCTGCCGCCAACGATGGTCAAGCGAGAGCCGAACTTGACGGACAGACTGTTGAAGACCTTATCAAGCTCGTCGCTGAAGGAGACAGGGCCATCATCGAGCTCAACTCCTGCATCGACAGGTACGAAGCAGTAAGGAAAACATTGCAATGATTACCGCCGAACAACTCGTAAAACTCAAGATCAACCCTGCGTTGGCACCCGTCTTCAACGAGACGTTTGACCGCTGGGGGATCAGCACACCCATTCAGCAGGCGGCGTTCATTGGCCAAGCCGGCCATGAGTCCACCAACTTCACCAAGCTGGAAGAGGGTCTGAGTTACAGCGCCGAACGCCTCATGAAGATTTGGCCAAGACGCTTTCCCACGATGGAGTCTGCAATTCCCTATGCGCGCAACGGCAAAGCCTTGGCCAACAAGGTCTACGGTGGCCGCTTGGGTAACCGAGAAGAGAAGTCCGATGATGGGTACCGTTTCCGAGGCTCCGGTTGGCTCCAATTGACCGGCCACGACAACTTCTACCACGCCTCCAAGGGCTGTGGCGTGGACTACGTGATGAATCCTGACCTCGTCCGCCAACCCAAGGATGCGGCCATCACAGCAGGCTGGTTCTGGGCAACTCACAAGTGCAACGAGATCGCTCAGGCTCAGGATTGGGTCAAGCTGACTAAAATCATCAACGGTGGCGATATTGGGCTCCAAGATCGCATTTTCCACACCCAACACGCTCTTGCCGTCCTGACGTCGTAATGCGACAATCGGGCAACCATAAAGGACTGACATGACCACGCCATCGTTCGTTTTAACCTACGACTCGTTGACATCAACGGTACTGCAATATTTGGAACGACAAGACGCTGCCGTTGTGGCTCAGATCCCCACATTCATCACAATGTGCGAGTTTGAGATTGCCGAGCAGATCAAAACACTCGGTCAGTTGCAAGTAGCCACGTCAAAAGTAACACCAGACAACCCTGTTTTAGCCAAGCCTGCACGCTGGCGCAAGACGGTGTCATTGACCATCAACAACGGGACGACTGACAGCCCCGTGTTTTTGCGCAAGTTTGAGTACATCAAGAACTACTGGCCAAACGCCACGCAGACAGGTTTGCCGCAATATTACGCAGACACCGACTACGAACACTGGTACTTGGCTCCAACTCCAGACCAAGACTATGACTTTGAAGTGCTCTACTACGAGCGCATCGCCCCACTGAGTGAGACAAACCAGACAAACTGGCTGACTCAGTACGCCCCCAATGCGATGCTGTACGGCACGCTCTTGCAGGCCATGACGTTCTTGAAGAACGATAATCGCCAGATCTTCCAACAAAAGTTCGACGCAGCCCTTGCAGCCCTCAAGACCGAGGATGTAGCCCGTGTCGGTGACCGTCAAGCCATAGCAGTGGATTCATAAGATGACAACCTACACCAACCCCTATACCGGACAGACCATCAGCCCATCACAGGTGGGCTATGAGTCGTTGACGATTGGCACCAACACAACTCTGCAGTGGCCTGTCAACGGCAACACTTCAGGCGTGGTGGCCAACATCATTGACGTCACTGCGACAGTGGCCGGCTTGGAAATCACAATGCCTGCAGCCACTCAAGTGTCGCCAGGCCAGTCCACGCTGTTCAACAACATCGGCTCAAACGATGTGTACATCCTAAAGAATGACGGATCTGCATTGGCCACTGTGGCCGCAGGCAAGGCTGTCTACATCTGGGTGACAGGCAACTCGACGGTTGCAGGCACATGGGACAGCATCGGGTTTGGCGCTGGAACATCGCTGGCACAAGCCACATCACTGGCTGGCTTTGGCTTGACTGTGATCAACAACACGTTGAACCAGTCTTACCCAGTCAGTTACGTGTACTCAGACTACACCTTGCTTCCAGAAGATCGTGCAACGTTTTTTGTATGGTCAAGTGGCGCAGGAACTTTGACATTACCATCCGCATCGACTGTTGGCAACAACTGGTTTGTGATGATTCGCAACGGTGGAACTGGCATTTTGACTGTGACACCAGCCGGCACAGACACCATTGACAACAACATTACTGCGCAGCTTCAGATCGACGAATCGTTCGTTATCTGTAGCAATGGTAGTTCTGGTTTCAATACGTTTGGCTATGGCCAATCCGCTCAATTCTTCTTCACCATCTTGGCCAAGTCAGTGACTGGCGGAACTGTGACTTTGAGTTCTGCTGAATCGTCTAACGTTATTCAAGAATACACAGGCACGCTGACCAGCAATTGCACGGTTATCTTGCCTCCAACAGTGCAGTTGTACTCGTTGCAAAACAAGACGACTGGCTCATTCACGCTGACTTTCAAAACAACAGCGGTTGGCGCAACTACAGTTATCTTGCCGCAAGGCCAGACGCTGATCGTCGTGTGTGATGGATCAAACGTCTACAACGCTTCGTCGGCAACCGTTAGCTCAATCACTTCATTGACGCTTGGTAACGGAACTGCAGCAGCGCCATCGTTGAACTTCCTTGGCGACAACACAACTGGTTTGTACTTGGCGGCCAGCGGACAGCTTGGATTTGCAATTGCTGGTGCCAACGCAGGAACATTGACCGCAACAGGTTTGTTGTTGCCAGTCGGTATTTCTGGAGGCACGTTCTAAATGACCGCCAAAGTTGTTGCCCTACAGATCAAGCCTGGCATTCAGCGTGATGGCACGCAGTTCGCCGCCCCTACCTATGTAGATGGCAAGTGGGTGCGTTTTCAAAACGGTTTGCCACGCAAGATGGGTGGCTACAACGGCATCTTCTTGAACGCCAGCGGCATCTCCCGCGGCATGACAATGACGTCAACCGGCGGCTTGAACTACGTGATCTCAGGTTACAGCTTAGGGCTTGAGCAGTGGTCAACAGACAATGACGACGGTATTGGTTTTGGCCCAACGTCATACACCATGACAGGCTTCACCGCCAACGACAATAATTTGTGGCAGTTCGACATTGGTTATGACTCCTATGGTGCTGGCGACAACCAACTGATTGCTCACCCTGGCCAAAACCTTGCTGCCATCGACAGTACGGTCAACACCCGTCCGTTGTACGGAGACTTCCCTGGCACCACACTAGCACCTGTTGGTGTGTTCACCGACGTGGCCACACTGAACTCGACCACCACCGCAACCTTTGCCGCCACCAATGTGGCCATTGGGGCTGGGTTAAGCGTGACTGGCACGGGAATTCCAACAAACACCACCGTGGTATCTGCCTCTGAAGTTGGTGGCACATGGACGGTAATTCTGAGCAATGCAGCCACCATTACTGGCACATCGACACTGACGTTTGATGCCAACGTGTCCGTGTCTGGTGGC